GTTGAACCAGATCCTGATGCATATTTAAATTGAACTGTATATGCTCCTGAAGTTGAATTTCTTAAAATATAAAAAGTTTGAACATCTAAAGGTATTGTTACAATTTGATTTCCTGTAATCGTTCCTGTGAAATCAATCATTCTGTGACCGGCAGTATCACCAGTTCCAGAATCAGATATACTTAATGCTGTAGTTTGTGCACCACCAGCGATTGATTGTGTTGTAAAACCACCAGCAATTTGTTCAATAAGTTGTAAATTTGTATTAGTCTTTGTTCCCCATGTACCGGCATTTTCACCAGTTGCTTGAAGTTCTACCCCTAAAGGCGTAAATGTTGATGCCATATTTTTCTCCTATGCGACGTCACTATAACTTGTATTAGATCCAGTTGCAACATCAGAATAACTTGTATTTGATCCTGTTGAAACCGCACTATACGACGTGTTTGAACCAGTGTCAACATCCTCATAATGTATTATAAAAGGTGTTCCTACTGAAGCACTAAATGATACGCCAGTTAACCCAACAACTTGATCCGCTGCACTAATGGAGCCTACAGAAGCACTAGCAGAAACTCCAGTTAATCCCATGACTTGATCAGAAGGATCAATTGATCCCACAGAAGAAGTCATTGTTTGACTAGATAAAGCAGCAACAGCAGAACCTAATCCTACCAAACTTCCTACACTAAATTCTGCAGATACTCCCGTTAAAGTTACATCTTCATTTGGTACAACAACAGACCCTAAAGAAGAAGTCATTGAAAAACCACTTGGTAAAATTAAAGTTCCTGAGAAAGCAATTGCTGTGCCTAATGATACTGAAGCTTGTAAACCTGATGGTGAAACATCTTCGTTTGGAGATACTGCTGTTCCTAAACTTGCAGTAAAACTTTGACCTGTTAGACCCATAACTTGATCTGCAGGTGTTATAACTCCTAGTGCACTATTTGTAGATACACCTGATGGAGTAACCGCAACATCAACTACATTTGTAAATGATCCAACATTTCCAGAAAAAGATAAACTCGGTAAATTTGGTGTTACACTAATTGCAGGAGCTATTGATCCGACATTACCAGTTGTAGATACACCTGATGGTATAACAACAGCTGTTCCTGTTAATGATACTGATCCAACGTTAGATGAAAAAGATACACCTGTTAAAGTTACAGTTTCGTCAGCAAGATTTCCCCACTCACCATCGTTCCATGCTTTTGCACCCCAACCGGTTGCAAGGACTGCATCACGATTCCAATACGCCTGTCCCCAGGTGAATCGTCCCCATCCTGAGTTAACCGACATGGGCTATTACTCCTATGCTAATCTTAGGATAGCGCTGCTCGCGTCTGCTGTAGGAAATTGAATTGTGAAAGTTCCGTTTGTTGCAGTTTTATCGCCACCAAATGCAATAATACAAACAGCGTCAGTCGTTGATGAACCACCTGCTGTTGTTGTATTGTAAATCATTGCACCATTTGCTGTGAAAGAAGCTGACGTATAAGATACATCAGAAAAATCTGTAAATGCAGTTGTTGAAGATAGTGAAACTCCAGATCTTGTTAGAGTTGCCCCACCTGCTGAATATGCTGATCCAGATGTGTTTGTAATTTCTTCTGATGTTGAATAGTCAGTTGTAGCTGCACCTAAAGAGGCATCGCTATCAAATAAAGCTATTTTAAAAGTATGCCCACCTGATGAAGAAAAGTTGTGCTTACCTTGTAAAAGTTCTTGTTTAAAACTCGAACATACCGCTGATGATATTGCCATAATTTATCTCCTGTTACGGTGTCGGTGAAGGAACTGGAATACGAACAGTACCGTCTGTATAGTCGTCCCTTTTACGTCTACCAATTTGCTCTGCAGCAAACTTCTGTACCTCTTGTTTATACTTATTTTCATATAGTGTCAACATATCCATTGGACCTTTTAGATACCCGTAGGCCTCTACCAGACACGCATATAATAAACCATTTCCAAAATATTGACTTACATAAGTTGTGGTATTTGATCCAGATAATCCTGTTGGAATAGCTTCATAATGAACTTTAAATACATAGGTGCTATCTGGAGCAGGCGCTAAAAATAGTCTTCCTGAAGTCGTATCAGATACTCCTGTGGCACCACCAAACATAGCGTAGTATTTTGGTTTACCTCTTTTTGCAGATTCTGTTGAAGGCACATATTCTTGTAAATAAGTCTCATCTTTTTTTTCTAACCAAGTATTTGCTCCTGTAGAAGCAGAGGTAGAATCATAAATTTGTACACCTTTAACAAATAAAGTTTTTGCTGGTACGTTAATAGTATTTTGTCCTGTAACTAAATTACCTGTTGATTGTTTTTTATATGCATCAAGAGGCACATCTCTTAAAATTTTCATTTCAGCATTTTCAATAAACTGATCAGTAATAGTAGACGTTAATACATTAGCATCTACTTCTGTATAGTTTTGAATTGCTGTTGTTAATGTTGCGTATGTAAATCCTGCCATTATGGTGATAGTGTTACCGGACCAGCCGACACACTTCCTCCTCCTATATTTGTGCTTGCAGTTGCTGTTCCAGCAGCTGTAAATGTATAATTATTAGCATCAACTTTGGTAATTGTAAATCCTGCAGATTTATTTATATCTGCGCTTGTTATGCCAAAAGACCCCTCTCCATTTCTAAATCTAACCGTATCACTTGTAGATCTACCATGGTTTTCTTCAAACACGTTTACAGTTGTTGAACTATTTGTAAGTTTAAATGGATTTAAAGTTAATACTCTAGCCACTGCAGGTTCTGTTCTATCAGGTCTTGCATTTAATAAACCTTGTGCATCTGCTGAGTGTGGTTTTGGTTCTAGTTGTGGGTGTTTTTTTTCAAATTCAGAAACATGAACACGAGCTCCATTCCACTCAATAACCATTTCAGAATATGGAAACTCTTGTCCTGATCTATCTGAAATAAATTTTGCATATTTTCCTGCTGATAAATTAGACATTATGACTCCGGATAATAAACTTTAGGACTAATATATGTGCTAGATGAAGAACCATCTTCTGCTAATGCTCTTTGTAATTCATCTTCATATAATAGTTTCATTTGTTGAACCATTTGTGGTTTAAATTTTTGTGCTAAATAAAAAGCTAAACCAGATGCCATACAAGGAACAAAACGATAAGGCACGTCTGTTGCATTTGTATAATCACCTACATCTTGAATTCTTTTTACATAATAATAATTTAAAAATTTTCCTGCTTCAGAAGAACCGGGAGTAAGGTACAAAGTAATTGTAACCTTATCAATAAATCTTTGAACAAAATATTGTGATGGTGTTCCTGTAGATGTTTTATTTGATAAAGCTTGATATTGTGATCTGTTTATTTTTGTGAGTGGTGTGTCTACATTAGAGTTTCTATATGATGCTTCTAATATATCATCGACACCATAAACAGCTGTTGTGCTTGAAGTGCCATCACCAGTAGACCTAAACATAGTATATGTAGCTTGATCGGCAACTAAAGTAATATTGTTATTTGCAACTTCCCAATAATGAAGACCACGATTTCCCCATTCTTGAAACATTATATTTAAAGATCTTCTTGCCATACGTAACTGATTACCAGATACGCCTTGCATACCTATTCTTTCATAAGCTTCTTCTATTATCTCATCGATAGCGAAACTCTTATCAAAAACTGTTGTGCCCGAAGTAGTGTTTGCCATTTAGCCTCCTACTTGTCCAATATAATCGTTGCAGTGGCGTTTGAAATTGCTGATATAGTCATACCACCTTCAAACAAAATACCATCTTCTGCAAGATTATATGAAAACACGTCTCCAGCTGGAACGTCCACTTGAAATTGTGTAACAGAGTTACCGTCTTGTAAAGTTACTGAACCTGCTGATCCAGTTGAAGCAAGAATAATTCCTCTTAATCTTGTTCTACCTGCAAAGACTGATGTAGCATCTGTTTTTCTAACTGCTCGTACGTCTGATTTCATTATCCTGTGTATCCTATTGTTACAGAGTCTGTAGTAGTTAAATCTAAATAGACTCCTGTTTTAAATCTTATGCCAGAACCGGGAATCATTATATCTAATCCTTCAGAACTAAATTTAGCTTGAAACTCTAAAGAACCACCTGTTCCAGTTCCATCATGTAATTTTACTAAACAGTCTGATCCACCATGTGCTTGTATGTAAGTTACTCTACATGGTCCTAAATTTGTACTTCCACCAGTAATAGTTTTAAAACTACCATCTGCTGTCAGTGTTGTAAACTTTTGATCACTTATAAAAGATCCGCCGCCTGCCATATTCTTCTCCTAAATTTAAATGTGGGGCCGAAGCCCCACACTAATTATTTATTAAACTGCCGCGCTAAACGGAGTTGCTGGTGTACCAGTACAACCAGACTCTACATCAACTTTCCATTGAGTAGAACTAATTGCAGTACACGTAACTTTTGCAAAAGTTACACCACCAGTTGTACTACCATTTAAA